CGGTGGAAAACTTCGTGCTGTATGGATCCCTCCCAACCGTGCCGGAACGTTCTCAACACCTTACAGTGTGAGCCTTCCTGCCGTGACTGGAATCCAGATCGGCATCGACATCTATCCGACGGACAACGCCGTCTACGAACTCGATATTCCCTGTATCCTTCCTCAACGATTCTTTGATCTCTCTCGATCTTACTCGATAGACTGGTCTACTGCCAATCCGTATGCTCATACGGACGGGCCTACCGGTCTCTTCACTACTAATGGTCTAGTCGCCATCTACGTTATCGCGCCTCTCATCACAGAGCTCCCGACGGATTCGTGTTCCGTGGTGCCCTTCACGCTTCTGGAGAATATCGATATCGGTTCTGCCTTCGTGACTGGTGGCTTCACCCGCCCTCAGTATCAAGGCTTCCTGACTAATCCTGATATTCAGCCAGCTATTGCGCCACTTGGACATCTTTATGGACTCGTTTCCAACGCTCAACGATTAGGGCCTCCCTACTCTGTCGCTATCGAAGAGGAGGAAGAGACTGTGAAGTACACGCTGAACGCTCTTGAGTTCACTCGAGCGCCTGGATACAAAGCATCTCCGTCTGAGACGGTTCGTAAGCAGTACACGACAAGAGGACAAGCCGAAGCGAAGGAAGCAGTGAAGGAGGGACGATGGTCAGGAGTGACTAAATCTCTCGCCGCTGTGACTGGAGCTGTTACACCCTTCATGGGAGCGTATGCACCAATCGGCATCGGAGCCACCGTGTTCCTGACAGCCGCTGCAGCCGTTCTCCAGAAGTACAATCTGGACAAGCCTCTACTCAACAAGCTTACAACACCGATCTACAACAGATGGAAGAACTTGAACCTAGCCTCTGGTGGAAACGAAGCAGTACATCTAGGAATTCTCGCAGACAATGCTGTCTCTCCGTTCGGTCCGAATCAATGGATCGATCCTGCCGAGATGAGTATTCCCTATATCTGCTCGATTCCTCAACTGCAAGTTGTCACGCCAATTCACACTTCTGCCACTCCCAATTCTGTAGTGATGCAGTGGGGCGTTGCGCCGTGGAACGTCGGAGTTCCAAGTGAAACGTTCCTGGATGGTTCCCCTGGTGCGGAGTATAATACATACGCAAGTTACGTCAATTCTGCTTTCACTTTCTGGAGAGGCGATCTCGTCGTAACAGTCGAAGTCGTCGCACAAGCATTCTCGAAGATGGCTCTTGGACTTTCCTGGTTCCCGAGCAATGATTTCTCAACTGGTGATCAACTGTTTCCTAC